TCCTCTCACTTTATTTTGTTGTTCCATATAGTGAGTTTGTAGTTACAATCTTTCTTCTTGGATATTTTAAGTTTGAGCAGACTTATCGAAATCTTTTTGCCAAAGTCATATCACCTTTACCTGATGTGATCAAGTATGGTGGTTCAATCATTTTTTTCCTAGTGATGCTAGATGATACTCTGTTCTATGCCATTATCATTCTTGCCGCTTTTTGGACAAGTAGGGGAGTTAAAAAACTAGAAAAAGATGTACACGATTCTTAACTACTTGACAGCATTTTGGTCTGTTGTTATAATGAATTGCATTCAACCCGTTAACTGGCAATATTGTTATCGGGTTGACCAATGGTTAATTCCTGATATTCAAGAAGGAATCAAACATTATACTGGTGAAATAGTTCCTTATCAAACTGAGAAGGATTATCTCAAGGGGTTATAGCTCAATTGGTAGAGCGCCTGCTTTGCACGCAGGAGGTTAGCGGTTCGATTCCGCTTAACTCCATTCTAAATACAAAAAAACATCTTGTATATGGATTCCCAAATACTGGATTTAATACATTCATTCGAATCAAAAACAAAATCAAAAAGAGTAAGATACAATGAATTTCTTGCTCATGTGTATACTGTTTTTGATAAAAATATATCATTATGTTCAACAGATCGCATAATGAATAAATATAAGAAGATGAGAATTGATGTTCTCAGATATATTGTTGCGAATGAAAAAGAAATAATCACTCTTTTAAACAAGTAATGAAAAGTTTTTTCCAATTCATCTCTGAAGCACCAACCGCTGTTAATCAAGCAAAAAGATTAGGTTTGGTTAGTAATGGTCATGGTGACTGGTATACGAAGCAGGGTGAGTTTACGGCAAAAACAAAAACAAACGCAAGAACAAATAAACCAGAATTAGTTTTTCATAATAAAGGAACTAAACTTGGTAAACAAGATAGAAGGCAGAGTGATAGAGAAAGGAGATTATCTTATACAACATATGCTCCAATTTCTGCATCCTACGAGTATGGAACTGATGAATATGAAAAGGAATTGAGGGAAAAATATATTGGTGATGAAATTTTTGCGATTGGTGATTGGATTAAATGCAATACTAACCAGAAAGAGGGAAAAATAATTCGTAGAGGAACAAACTATCTCATTTGTGTCACTGAAGATGATGAAATGTTTAAACCTTGGATAAAAGATGTATTTGAGCAGGTTGTAAATGGCACTGAAAAATCGGGAGTTCCTGCCGATCAAAGACTTGTAGGAACTGATGCTTATAGGAAATATGCTGAAACTATGGTTCCTATGAGTTCTGTAGGTAAGCAATTCATAAATAAATATAGAAAAAAGTAAGAATTATCAGATCTTCCGATGAGTAATAAAGTATTTGAGGAAGCACCTCAGGCACCTCAACAACCTGCTGCTGGCGGCGGGGCTGTTGACAAGATTAGAAAGGCTGCTAGACAACTTGCATATGACACTCGTTATAAGGTGAAAGCAAAGTTTAAGGAGGGTCAAAAAACTGATCCTGCATCTTTGAAGCGTGCTTATATGCAGCAGTTAGGAGCATCTTCAGCACCAGGACCTGTTAAAGCATTGGCTAAAAAAATGCTTATCGGTGAAGAGTATGACTTCTTTGATATTTCAGAGTCACTCTCTTCTTCAAAGGATGTAGTTTTCGGTAAAGTATTTTCCGAAGGCAAAGGTCAGTTTGTTTTGAGAGTTACTGATCCTAAAGCGAAAACGACATATTATAGATCATATGGAGATCTTCAAGCTGCTAATGCAAAGAAATCTGAGTTACTGAAGAAAGGATTAAAGGTAGAGTTTACTGGTAGAAAAACCTCAGATACTTATGATAACAAAGGATCTGGAAAAAAAGGAAAACTCGATCCTGTTGGAAAAGAAGATAGTGATATTAATAATGATGACAAAGTTGATAAGAGTGATTCTTACTTAAAGAATCGCCGCGAAAAAATTGGTCAGGCAATCGCAAAAGAAGAAGTCATTTATGAAAAGGAAGAAGGTGAAAAAACACTTGATATTATGAAAGGTAAGAATCAAGTAAAAATTAATCCAAGTCTTGGAGAATCTATTAAGTCAGAAATCATCGCTAAACTTGATGCTCTGAATGCACAGAAAGTTGAAGAGTCTAAACAATCTCAAGTAATGCAGGCACAGAGAAAAGCACGAGAAGCACAAAAGAGATCAATAGAGGCTGAAATTGGTGCTATGAAAGCTCAAAAAAGAGCAATTGGCGAATCTTGTGATGAGGAAGTTCGTTATTGCCCAAAGTGCGAAAAGGAAGAGAAAAAATCTGAATGTGCTTACGGCGAAGATTATTGGGAAAAGAATTCCAGACCATCAAAGGATGGTGATGAAGATCCAAGAGGAATGAGAACCAAAATCAATCTTGCAAAAAATAAGTTGAGATCAATGGGTCTCAAGATGTCTTATGATATGGAAGGTGACTCGATTGATGAACGCACTCGTTACGCTAAAGAAACTGGTAAAGATCCCCAAACTGGAAAACCTTCTGTAAAAGGTGGTAATCCTCCACCAGCAGCAATGCGAGGTCTTGAAAGAGAACTTAGAAGCACTGGTGGATTGATGTCTTCCAGAAGGAAACCAATTCAACCTCAGGGCAAGAAAAAGACGCCTGGTGCGAAAGGATATAAAGGTGTAACACCTGTTGATAGAATCAAAGGTGAACTTGCTAAGAAAAGAGCACCTAAACCCAATCCATACAGACCAAGAGCTGGTGAATCTGATTGATTAAATAATCCTTAAGTCTACTATATACATTGTATAGTAGACTCAGGTTTATCATGTTAGGATTTTTACTTCCACTCGCAGCAAAGGTAATTCAAGATGCCGTCGCCAAAATTCCAGAAAATGAAGAACTCGGTGAAAAGTTGGTTGAGATCTGTCTTGTTATCCTTGGTAAAGCGGTTAAGCTAACCAAGACTGATATGGACGACCAACTTCTTGAGGTCGTTAAGAAGGCAATTCTTGCCAGGGAAGAGGAATAATATTATAAATATCTGTATAAAGAATTATAGGGTAAGGGAACATGGCTCTTTGGGGCAATAAAGATCTGGTATATAATGACGGGAGTGTTTCCGTCAATTTAGAAACGAAACAGGTGGTTGGAACTACTGGAGTTACAACATTTACCAACTCCGTTAATATTGGTGACGTGATCACTGTTGGTGCTGGAGCAACTTATGGATATGCCGTGGTAAGTGGAGTAACATCAACAACACTTTCCATCGACAGCACTTCTGGTTTTGTTTCGGGAGTAACAACTGTTCCCTCAGGAACAACTTATGCAATCTCGGATGAACCACTTTATACAGTAAAGGATGTCAATTATTTGGCACCGGAAGTTCAAACCGGCTTATCCACTAATCCAGTAACTCGTTCTGTATTTGGTGTAGACACTGCCGAATCACAGACTGCAAGAACTGCTAATTCTCAGTATCGCCCTGCTCATGCTGGATGGGTTGGTATCACAACTTATATTGATTGTCACGGAAATCTGAGAGTTAAGTCTGAGACTTTAGTTGCGATGGGCAAAGACTCTGCTGGTAATGGTGGTATTCAGAACGATGCTGATGGTTCTATCCTTGCTGATGATACTCAGTATCCTGATTCCTGATAACATGGGTTAGAGTATGAGATTTAGTGAATTGAACAGGAGCAATTATTTGCTCTTTGCTATAAAATTCTACGATAATCCCCAGGCAGTAACCAGGGATGATTTTGAAACCGATTTAAAAAGAATTCGTTATGTGAAAAGATTGTTGAAAAAATATAAAAACGAAGGAATTCTTAGAACACATTTAATATTAAATCACCTGACAATTCTGTTCAATGTTTTTAATGAAGCAACTGTTCCCTTGCTTTTCTACAATTTAGAGGAGGATCTATGGCCTCCTCTAAAAAGTTTTTTAGTATTTTTGAATAGAATTCCTGAGTATCCTAAAAGTGAAATTGATGATATAAAAGAAGATACTTATTGTTTAGAACAATTGCAAAAAATCTGATGAACTTAGATAAAATTATAAACATCATCAGAACTCTCAATGAGGAAGGTGTTCCTACTAATAATGCATCTAGTGGTGCAATAGCAGGATTGCCACCAGATGAACCACCTGTAAGAAAGAAGAAAAAGAAACCCCCAATTATTGCCAGAGGATTAATGCCTGGTGCTAGAACCCGTTGGAGGGGTGGAGTATAATGTTTGCTCAAGGTTCTAAAGTAGCGGTGTTGGAATCTAAACTTGATATGTATGAAGACCTGTCACGCGAAATGCTGGCAAAGTTGGAAGCGGCAGTAGAAAAGATATCGGAAGGTAATAATCGTATTGCTCAGATTCTCACTAAGCACGATGAGAGAATAGAGCAAAGTATGAAGACTGATTCTCTCATCATTAAGATGATTGATGAGTTAAAAGCAGAAAGTGAAAAAGACCATAAGATTATTCATGATAGAATTGATAGAATACAAGTAGAGATAAAAGCATTCTCAAAGTTCCGTTGGCAAGTCGGTGGAGTGCTAGTAGTAGCAGCACTTCTGATTGGTGCAGGTAGCAGATTGGCACCATTCTTCTTGACTTCTCAAGCAGCACCCACTACAATAGAAAGACAGTAAACGTCTTTGTAATGGATCTGGTTGACTCCAAGTATATTGGTCTGGTATCTTCACGTCTCCAGAAATTTAAGAAAGTAAAAAATAATCTTTATAATTTCCGTTGCCCGATTTGTGGTGACTCTCAGAAAAACAAAAACAAGACACGGGGGTATTTCTACCAGGTCAAGAATAATACTAACTTTAAGTGCCACAATTGTGGTGCTAGCATGTCTTTGAATAATTTCTTGAAGAAATTGGATTCAACTCTTTACAAACAATATACCCTTGAGAAGTTTAAAGAAGGTCACACTGGCAAAAATTTTGTAGTTGAAACACCAAAGTTTGAAACGAAAAAACCAGTCTTTAAGGAAAAAATTAATTTACCAAAGGCATCAACAAACGAGCGTGCTTCTGAATATCTTTTAAGAAGAAAAATAGATCCAAATAAATTTTATTATGCCGATAAATTTATGGAATGGTCTAATACTCAGAAACAAACTTTTGATACAATTTTTAAAGATGAACCACGTATTGTGATTCCTTTATATGACCATGACAAAAATTTAATTGGTTTTCAGGGAAGAGCACTGAACAATTCACCCACTAAATATATCACCATTATGGTTCAGGATGATGCCCCGAAGATTTATGGATTGGATAACATCAGAACAGATGATCCAGTCTACATTACAGAAGGTCCTTTTGACGCAACGTTCATTTGCAACTCGATTGCTATGTGCGGAGCTGACGTTGATATTAGTGGTTGGGGGATTAACGATGCTATCTACGTATATGATAACGAACCACGAAATAGGGAAATTGTACGAAGAATTTCAGACACAATTGAACGAGGGAGTAAGGTAGTCATTTGGCCTCAAAACATAGAGCAAAAAGACATTAATGACATGGTTCTGGCTGGAATAAATGTCATGGATGTGCTAAAATTAAATACCCACTCTGGTTTACAAGCAAAGATTAAATTTAACAACTGGAAAAAAATATGAGTAACGGAACAAAAGTAGTCAAGAGAAATGGCAGAACCGAACCTCTTGACCTGAACAAACTTCATGTGATGGTAGAAGAGGCGTGTAACGACCTCGCAGGGGTTTCTGCAAGTCAGGTTGAGATGCAGTCTGGTATTCAGTTCTATGACGGCATTACAACGGCAGAGATTCAAGAGATCCTAATTCGTTCTGCAAGTGATCTAATTGATCTAGATCACCCAAACTATCAGTTTGTTGCCGCTCGTCTGCTGCTGTTCGCCACTCGCAAGCAACTTTATGGGCGTATGCATGAGGTACCTACGGTAAAACAGCATGTAGATGAATGCATAAAAAAAGGAGTTTATGATGCAGAAATTGCGGAACTCTATACTGATGAAGAGTTTGATAAACTTCAGTCGTATATTGATCATCACCGTGACTATCTGTTCACTTATGCAGGTTTACGTCAGGTCGTTGACAAGTACCTTGTGCAAGATAGAAGCACAGGAACACTTTATGAGACGCCACAATTTATGTACTTGATGATTGCGGCAACCATCTTCTCTAAATACCCAAAGGAGACTAGGCTCGATTATGTCAAGCGATACTACGACGCAATCAGCAAGCACAAAATCAACATTCCCACACCTATCATGGCGGGGGTTAGAACTCCACTTCGACAATATGCTAGCTGTGTTCTTGTTGATGTTGATGACACCCTCGATTCTATCTTTAGCTCTGATATGGCAATTGGCAAATACGTTGCACAAAGGGCGGGAATCGGCATCAACGCAGGTAGAATCCGTGGCATCAACAGTAAAATCCGAGGTGGAGAAGTTCAGCACACAGGTGTTGTTCCTTTCCTCAAAAAGTTTGAAGCAACTGTCAGATGCTGCACTCAAAATGGCATCCGAGGTGGATCAGCGACTGTTCACTTCCCAATCTGGCACCAAGAAATCGAAGACATCCTAGTTCTCAAGAACAACAAAGGTACAGAAGACAATCGCGTAAGAAAACTTGATTACTCTATCCAAATCTCGAAAATCTTTTACGAAAGGTTCATCAAAAACGAAGAGATTTCCCTCTTCAGCCCTCACGATGTTCCAGGTCTGTATGATGCTTTTGGCACTCCTGAGTTTGATGAACTATATGTTCGTTATGAACGAGATGGATCTGTTTCGAGAAAGACTATTGGAGCTCAAGAACTATTTTTCGACCTCTTGAAAGAAAGAGCAGAAACTGGTAGAATCTACATCATGAACATTGACCACTGCAATTCTCACTCTTCCTTCATGGATAAAGTTGAGATGAGCAACCTGTGTCAAGAGATTACTCTCCCTACGAAACCACTACAACACATTGATGATGAAACTGGGGAAATTGCTCTGTGTATCCTTAGTGCTATTAACGTTGGTAAAATTAGGGATCTTGAAGATCTTAACGTTCTCTGCGATCTTGCTGTTCGGAGTCTTGATGAACTCATTGACTTTCAAGGATATCCCGTCAGAGCAGCAGAGATTGCCACCAGAGCACGTCGTTCGTTAGGAATTGGATTTATTGGTCTGGCACACTACATTGCCAAGTCAATGAGAGGTTATGACGATCCAGAGACATGGAAACTTATTCATGATTTGACTGAGGCATTCCAATATTATCTCATTCAGGCAACTGTTAATCTTGCAAAAGAAAAAGGTGCTTGTGAGTATAGTAGCCGAACAAAATATGGTCAGGGAATTCTTCCCATTGATACATATAAAAAGGAAGTGGATGAAATTGTGCCAAATGAGCTTCACTATGATTGGGAGAGTCTTAGGGCACAAGTTAAGCAGTATGGAGTTAGGAACTCAACACTGTCCGCACAGATGCCTTCAGAGAGCAGTTCCGTTGTGTCAAATGCCACAAATGGAATTGAACCGCCTAGAGGATACTTGTCCATTAAGAAGAGTAAGAAAGGACCCCTTAAGCAAATTGTTCCACAATATGGAACGCTTAAAAACTACTATACGCTTCTTTGGGAGATGACTTCTAACCGTGGATATATCAATGTCGTTGCTGCTATGCAGAAGTTCTTTGACCAGGCAATCTCTGGTAATTGGAGTTATAATCCATTACACTATCCTAACAATGAGATCCCAGTCTCTGTGATGGCACAAGATCTTTTGACTACATACAAATACGGTTGGAAAACCAGTTATTATCAGAACACATACGATATCAAGACTGACGAAATGGATGATTCCAATGAGTCTCTTGATAGTTTAATCTCTCAACTAGAAAACGCCGAGGAGGAAGATTGTGAGTCTTGTAAGATTTAAGACAAATCAAAATAAAAGTACATCGGTCGATTCTATGACCGTTTTTAACGCAGAAGAAGTTGATACTAAAAAGCAACCCATGTTTTTTGGTAAACCTCTTGGAATTCAAAGATATGATTCTTACAAGTATCCAGTCTTTGACAAACTCACAACACAACAACTTGGGTATTTCTGGAGACCTGAAGAGGTCTCTCTTCAGAAAGACCGTGCAGACTATCAGACATTACGCCCTGAGCAAAAGCACATTTTTACCAGCAATCTCAAATACCAGATTATGCTGGATTCCGTACAGGGTCGTGGTCCTGGGATGGCATTCATCCCTTATTGTTCACTGCCCGAATTGGAAGCATGTATGGAAGTCTGGGGATTCATGGAAATGATCCATAGTCGTTCCTATACTCATATCATTAAGAATGTCTATTCAGATCCCTCAGATGTGTTTGATCACATTCTGAACGATGATCGTATTGTAGAACGTGCCATGAGTGTGACTCAGGCATACAATGACTTCATCAATGCCGCACACCAGTATGATAATTCACAAGAGTGGGCACACGCATTAGAAGGAGTTTCCTATGCACAAGAGGCAAGATATGAACTTAAGCGCAAGCTCTTCAGAGCAGTTGCAAACGTTAATATTCTTGAAGGTATTCGCTTTTACGTATCCTTTGCTTGCAGTTTTGCTTTTGGCGAACTCAAGCTTATGGAAGGAAGTGCAAAAATTATCTCACTGATTGCCAGAGATGAGAATCAGCACCTTGCCATTACTCAGAACATTCTGAACAAATGGAAGCAAGGTGATGATCCAGAGATGGCAAAAATAGCAAAAGAAGAAGAACAATGGTTGGTTAAAACCTTTGAAAATTGTGTAAATCAAGAAAAACTTTGGGCAGAGTACCTGTTCAAGGATGGATCTATGATTGGTTTGAATGACAAACTGTTACAACAGTATGTCGAATGGATTGCCAACCGCAGAATGAAAGCAATCGGACTTAAACCAATCTATGACATTCCTGCAAAGAACAATCCACTACCTTGGACAGAGCATTGGATCTCTTCGAAGGGTCTTCAAGTGGCACCCCAAGAAACAGAAGTCGAATCCTACATTGTTGGAGGAATCAAACAAGACGTTACCGAAAATACTTTTGCAGGATTCTCTCTGTAAAGGAAATTGTAAGTGTAACTGCATAAAAACAGAAGATGTATTAAATTCTTATAAGGAAGCCGCTCAAGTAGATGATTATTTGTTTGGCAACTATGATGTATATGATTCATATAAGCAAGAGGGTCATTGACCCTCTTTTTTTTTATAAATACCCCTATAAGGGTATTAGATAGTAGTAATGAAAGCTTTAACGCCATCAGAATATCAGGAACTTAGATCTTTATATGAAAGCATATATCTTCCTAAGATTGAAACTGTTCTTGATGAATTTACTGATGAAGAGTTAGATGAACTAACTGATGAATATATTAAAGAAGAAGTAGAATCTTTTTTCCTTGAGTGCTTGGATGAGGGATTAGATATTACTGTTCTGGAGGAAGTAATTTGTGAATCTATTGATGCTTCTTTGGAGATTCTTTCTGAAGCAACTGTGACTACAGGGCAAGGATCGAGGATGGCAGCAAGAGCTAGACTTGACCGTATGAGAAGTGCAAAAAGAGGTGAAGCTTTAAAGAGAGTAAAGTCTGCTGTAAAGTCTGTGGCTAAGGGAACAATTGGTCTTGCTGCAAGAGCAGCCGGAACCGCAGTAAGAGCAGGTAGCGCAGCTGCCACTTCTGCTAGGAAAGGGTATGAGAGAGGTAGGTATGGGTCTGGAGGATCTTCTTCCAGTTCCTCCGATGACTCATCTTCGGATAGTCAGTCTTCTACTAGTTCTTCATCTTCTAGCAGGAGGTCTTCTACCACTCCAGCAAGAAGGAAAGATGGTCTTCTTAAGAGAGGATTGAAAAAGATTGTCAGAGGTGTCGGAAAAACTGTAAGCACCGGTCTTGGTGCTGCTAAAGCAGCGTCTGATTATGTTGTCAATAGAGCAGCAAAGCAATAAATATAAATATTATTAAAGTATTAAAGATAAGAAAATGCTATCGCTATCTTCGTCTACGCTTGCTTCGATTAATGAAGCATACTCTTCAATTTATGAAGAAACTATTGAGATCGATCTTCTTGATCAAGTTGTAGAAGAAATCTCCCTTGAAATGATTGATGAGGGATATGATATTCAAGAGATTGAAGAGTCTTTTGATGATGACTTGATCCAAGAAATTATTGATGAAGCAAAAGTTTCTTATGGTCATGACACCGAAAGTCCTTCTGAGCGTCGTCAACGTGCCAAGGCAAAGGTTGGTGAAAAGAGAGCAGAAGCACGTAAGGCAGCAGTTAAAGGTGCAGTCAAGAAAGCGGGAGAAAAGGCATCTGCAGCAAAAGCAGAGGCAAGTCGCCGTGCTGGAAACGTTGCTGTAAGAGCAAAGGCAGGTGTTACCAGAGCAGCCATGAAGGCGACTAATGTATCACCAATGGATGTTCCTACAAAGGCAGGTAAGCAGCGTAAGTCGGCAGATACTTTTGTTGCTGGTCGTAAGGCAGATAGAGATTCTGCTAAGGCAGTCATCAAAAAGAAAGTTGGTGATAAGTATAGAGGTGCTAAAGCAGCAGCAGGAATTGCCAGATCTATCGCCAAGGACGAGGCAAGAAGAGCAGGACGTTCCGTTCAGCACAAGGCAGAAAAAGCGGCACAAGCAGTTAAAGATGCTCCTGGTAAGGCAGCAGGTGCTGCTAAAAGAGGTCTTAAGGGTCTGATTAAGAGGGGTGCCGAGAAGGTTGCTAGTGCTGCTGGAAAGGTTGCTAAGAGAATGACTGAGGAAGTTGAAACCTATGATGTAGTGGTCGAGTTCTTGTGCGATCAGGGCATCGCAGAGAACCTCCAGGAGGCACAATGGATGATGGTCAATGAAGTTGACTCTGAAGACATTGATACTATTCTGGAGGCATATGGACTTGATGAGGCAGGGAGAATGCACAGTGCATCTGCACAACAAGCAGGATTCCAGAGAATTAAAGATATTGAATCTGGCGGATCAGGTGTTGGTAAAGTTAGAAGTGATGATGAAATTAGAAAAGAAAAGGGTGGACAAGCATTTTTAGATAAACTTGCTGCAACAAAGAAAAAAATGAAGTGATATAAAACTCACATAATCTATCAAGGGGGTTGACAACAACCCTCTTTTTTATTAGACTGGGTTTGTCGCCGTTAAAGATAAATAATAGCTCATTGAGATCTATAAGATGAGCTATGAGAATCCATGGAGATATGATGGCAAAGTTTTTGACTCTGATGATATTGGGAACTACTTTGGCTTTGTTTACTGTATTACCAATAAGTACAACGGACGATCGTACATTGGTAGAAAGTATTTCTGGTCGTTTAGAAAACCTCCTGGAAAGAAAAGAAAAGTAAAACAAGAATCAGACTGGAAAAAGTATTATGGTTCTTGCCCAGAGTTGAAAGAGGATATAAAATTATATAACAAAGAGAATTTCAATAGAGAAATACTGAGTCTTCATGAAACTAGAGGTCTTTGTAATTATGAAGAGACCAAACAGTTGTTCTTAAATAATGTCTTATCTGAGTCACTTGACAACGGAACTCCTGCATACTATAATTCCAACATTCTCGGTCGCTACATGCGAAAAGATTATGGTAACTTTGGAAGACACTCTGAAGACGACTCATGATTGGGCAGTTGACAGAATGCACACTCTATGCGAAATAGAGACCTATGACGTGTTAGAATCCGTAGAGAATGCTCATGCAATTCAATCAGAGTTTGCTGAATGGTTAAATCCTGATATTGAAGACCATGAAATTTATTCTTTAGAGTATATTGGAGAAGAGTAATTTTTCTATATACTTTGTGCCAAACAAGTGCGATTTGATTTGGATGTCGATTTCAATTGATTTAATGCTTAAAAAATTCATTGCTGCTTCAATTCTTGTCACTGCTTCAGCTGCTTGTGCTTATCCAAGTATCAGTGAAATCAAGAATCCTCCTGCCGTTGATGTAACTGTCAATGCAGAGAAAGCAGTTCCTATCGAAGTGGTAGAAAAAACTTGGAAGTGCCCAGGATGTAATACTAATGAAAAATATGTCCTCGAAAAACTCCAAGAGAAAACCAGAATCTCAGATCGCAATGCTCTTGCTACGATTATGGGAAACATTAAATCGGAAAGCAACTTCCATCCCAATATTTGTGAGGGAGGTGCTAGAGTTCCTTACAATCGTTGCTATAGCGGTGGTTACGGGCTCATTCAGTGGACCTCTACGAACCGTTATCTGGGGTTAGGTAAGTTTGCTAAGAAGTATGGTTATGATCCTTCTACACTTGAAGGTCAGACAGCATACATGATTAACGAGTATACTTTCCAGAAGTATCTTCCTGAATTTGAAGGTAATGGTCAAACAGTTGACCAATATATGGTTGCTGCTTACTATTGGTTGGGTTGGGGCATCAAAGGATATCGTCAACAGTATGCATACGATTATACTAAAAAACTTGTCTGGTCATGATCAAAAAAATAATCAAGAGTATCAAAAAGGTATTCATTCCCCGCAGTGAATTTCTCATTGAGGAGAAACCTAAAGAAAATTATGTTGGTGTTCCTGCTCCTGTAAGCACTCCTACCGATTCATGGTTTTCTAAACCAGTAAAAACCGAAAAGGTTATTGCCTACGAAAAGCACGTTGCTCAAAAAATTGAGGAGCAGAAGTTTATTGAGGCAGCACAACCCAAAAAAGAAGCACAAGATATTCATCAACAGATGTATGCTCGTGCTTCCAAACACTGGGCAACTTGGCAAGAGAATGTTGGAGGTTCCGAAAACTTCCAGTCTGGTCCTGGTGGTTGGAACTCTGGTACTGGTATGGGGCAGTTTAAATGAATGAAGACTGGCGTTATTCTGATGAACGAATGAAACTTCGTGAGCAAGCACTTAACTTATTGCTAACAAGGTTTGGTAGTGAGTTGGATAGTGAAGGAGAACCAGTATACTCAAATCAATCAATCTATGAGTGTGCTCACGACTGGGTATCACAAGGAAATATGAATACTTTTGGATTGGTTAAATACTATCAGGCGTATTACACATCATGAAAAAATTACTGCTTGGGTTGATTGGTTTATCATTAGTTTCTATACCTGCCCTTGCAGGAGAATCTAAACTTAAGAAAGGATTCTATACTATGGATGCCATGGGTTGCATGATCACAAGAGAATGCACCAAAAATGTCCGACGAATCCAAAGTATCAACGATATTCGTAAAGAGTTTCCTAATTCTAATTTTGATCTTGTTGCTGACGAGTTTGACTCGATGCTGGTATCCCTTGATAAGATCGGAGTTATGGTTTTTCTAGCAGATGAAAAATATTTTCCTGTTGGGCATCGTGGCGTTTATCATACAGTGAGTAATAATTTTTATTTAAATGATGCCTTCATGCATCGTCAGGGTGTATTGATGAGTGTAATGAGGCACGAAGGTTGGCACGCAGCACAAGACTGCATGGCAGGAACAATCGAAAATTCTATGATTGCTATTATCAAACCTGAAGAAGATGTTCCTAGTATTTGGCGTGAGATGGTAGAGCGCACATATCCTAGTTCTGCTGTGCCTTGGGAAGCAGAAGCAACATGGGCAGGTAAAACTGAAGGCATGACAATGAAGGCACTTGAATCTTGTGCTGTTGGTAACATGTGGGAAGTTTATGAACCAACTCCATTAACTAAAGAATGGTTAGTTGAAGAAGGTTATTTACCTAAATAATAACATCCGAAATTTTTCGGAAGACCACCCAAGACAAATTCTTTGAAAGCTTTTTGTTTTATAATGTAGAATTTGTTGTTGGAAACAAGAATTTACATATGACACATTTAACGAGAGATGTGTTAATCAAGACCATCGTTGCTGAAGAAATGGTAGGTTGCGGTGGAACTGATTATGTCGAATCTCTAAAAAGTGCATATCATCGATGGGAACACGAATCAAGTGAAACCCTCTGTAAAAAATACAACAAAATAAACAATACGAAGATCACAGTTGAAGTATTGGCTCCCTAAATAGCAGAGCCTTGCTCTTATCAGATGCCGGAAGAAGTAAAAGAAGTTTCTAAAGAAGAAGAGAAAAAGAAAGGTTTATTTGGTAAAATAAAAGCAGCTGCTGACGATCACGAAGGTCAGTTGGAAGCAATCAGCACTATGGTCAGACTTGGTATTCTCGTCTGGTCTGGTGGTATTTTGACTCTTGCCTATATTAAACTTCCTGCTGCATTGGGTATTCCCGAACAGAAACTTGATCCCACTTTCATTGCATCTGTTTTCACTGGGGTTTTAGCTACCTTTGGTGTTCAGACTGCGAAGAAGTCTGGCGATGGAACTATGAAGATGGGTGCCGCTTCTGGTGGTGTATCTAAAGCAGACTTAGAAAAACTCATTGCTGCTGCAGCACAAACCGCACCTGCTCAAACCATTCGTATCGAGCAAGCACCTCTTCAGATTGCAACTGCTGCTCCTAAGAAGGACGGCGAACCACCTGTAATGCCTACGGTCTAATACCATGATGTTCTTAACGATGTTTATTGTTGGTCATATGGAAATCGGCAATGGGATTTGTCGAACTGATATGATGCTTTATGACGAACCAATTTCTATTGAATATCCCTGTGAATATTATTCTGAACTGAAAGATTTGGATATTAAATTACAAGGTCAGTAAAATGGCATTTAACAGAAAGACTGATGTTCCAGAAGTATTGCCACCCACACCACCAAAAAGATTCTCCACAAAGAATATTGCTATTGGATTGGGTGTGGTATTTGGTATTGCTCATATTGGTATTCTCGGTCATTTGTTGAATGCTGTTAGACCGCAGTATCCAGTAA